TCCCACTGGTAGAGCTGCCGCCCTGTGGAGCACATCGCCCAGCCGGAAGCATTCTCTTCTGCCGCCGTGTCCTCCTCGTGCCAGAGCTGCCGTTCGGTGTCATAGACCAGCAGCCGGGTCTCGTTCCGGCCCGGCACCCGCAGATGCAGATAATACCGGGTGTCCAGCACACCGCCCACCGCCCCGCGCACGTTCATCAGCCAGGTGTTGTCCAGTCCGCCGCTGATCTTCACCGGCAGGCTGCCGTCCCAGGCCATCACGCCGTCAGTGGACAGGTAGTACAGCACCTCTGCCAGCACACACATGCTCTTGCTGGCCTGCTTGGCCACGCCCCGGCACTGCACGCTCACCAGCTGATAGTCCGCCGGGCGGCTGCCGTAGAGCTTGTGCAGGCAGTTCTCCTTGAAGAACAGCACATAGCCCATGCAGGTGGCCGCACCGGTAAAGGGGCCGTCACTGCCCACGTTCACGGCGTAGCTGTCCGAAGCAATGCCCCGGTAGCTGTACCAGTTGGTGGGGTCGCCCAGCTTGCAGCTGTAGATCACGTTCTCCTCGCTGTTGCAGCCCCATACCCGGTTGGCGTTCTCGGTCACATATTCCAGCCGGGGCACCCGCCGCCGTGCGGTAATGGCTGCACCGCCCGCTGTGGCGCTCTCGCTGCCGTTCATGCTCTTCCAGGTGGTACCGCCCGCCGTCACGGTAAAGCTGCCGTAATAGCGTGCGCTCTCGGTCTTTGGGCTGCCGGTCAGCACAATGCTGTCCCCGTCCATCTGCTCAATGGTCACCTCGCCGTTCACGCCCTCGGCCAGATACTCTTCCACCAGCCCGGGCACCTGCTCCACCGTGATGGTATCCCCCTTCTTGAAGCCCGCAGCGGCCAGCCCGGGCAGGGTCATCTTCACGCTGTTCAAAAGGATCTCCGCCCACTTGCCGCTCTTGGCATCGTACTGTTCCAGCACGTTCACATAAGCCCACTTGCTGGAAGAAGAGTTCTGTTTCAGAAACAGCGTCCCGTCCGCCGGGCCAGAAGGTTCCGTGGTGCCCACGCTGCTCACGGTGTAGGTCTTGCCGCCCGCGTCGCAGGGGGCAATGGTCACCGTGCCGGTCTGGCTCCATGCAGCGCTCAGGGCTTCCAGCTTTCCGGTGGCCGTGTCAAAGCTCTTGGCATCCGGCCAGATCAGGATCTTCGTGCCCATGCCGATCATAATTTTCTCGCTGTCCGTCACGGCGTTTTCCAGCACGATCTCCCCGCCCGCAGCCGCGGTGGCCACGTCGTCCTCGCTGTCCTCGGTGTAGCGCAGGGTGGTGCCCTCGCACAGCAGCAGGCCGTTCAGGTGGTACATCCCGTTGCAGCGGCCCATGGCCCGCATGGTGCGCCGGGGTGTCCGGGTCTGCAGTGCGGGGTATCCCCGGCTGGAAAAGTTCTTCATCTCGGTAAATTCTGCCTCGGCGCAGGCATAGCTTTCGTTCAGGCCGCCAAAGGCCGTCTGGATGCTCTTCCCCGTCGAGATGCTGTATAAACTCGGCAGTGCCATCTCAGTACCTCCACTTCGTGGCCATCCTGGGCAGGTAGGTGTGCCTGCACCAGGCTGCAAACTCCTGCTGGTTCTCGTTGGCCAGCTGCATCTCGTTGGCATAGCGGTCGGTCTCGCCCAGGGCCGCGTCCATCTGGGCCGCCAGATAGTGGGCATAGTAGCTGTCGTAGGGCTCCGGCAGCAGCAGCTCCGCGTCCTGCCGCAAAAGTTCCTGCTCCCGGTCGTATAAGATGTCCGCACCCACGGCATCAAAATCGGTGGTGTCGCTCTTGTCCACCATGCTCTTTCTCAGCCCCGCATCCGCCTGCCGCAGCCATAAGATCTTCAGCTCGCGGTCAAACCCGTTGTTGGGCCGCAGCTTGTCAGCCGTTTCGATTGCTTTTCCTACTGTCACGCTTATCCCATCCTTTCACATCTGCAACCCGGGTTGCGGCTCCCAGCGTCCACTTCGCACAAAGCTTTGTGCTCGTGTTCTGCTGGCCGCGGCCCCAACAACTCCTCCCTGTTTCCGCCACTGGCGGCGGTCGTCGTCGTTGCAATTGCCTTTCCTACTGTCATAAAAGACCTCCAAACAAATAACCCCCGGCACAGCGTGTGCCGCCGGGCCGAGGGGATACATCTAAGCAGGGCTCCCCCTTCGGGGGAGCTGTAAGCAGCTCCGGCCATGCCGGACTGCGCACTGAGAGGGTTAAAATTACGCCTTATTCGCCAGCTCTTCCATACGGGCAGCGGTCTGGTCGTCCTGTTCCTGGCTGTGGCGGATGACCTCCGCCACCTCCGGGGGCACCTCAATGTTCTTGCCGCGCTGCAGCTGGTAGTTCACACCGTTCACGCTCACGAACAGGTCACCCTTGTACTTCCCGCCGTCCGAAAACAGCCGGATCGTCTCAGTCTTTTTCTTTGCTTCTGCCATATCCATCAACCTTTCCCGTAACTTATTTCAAATCGGCGCAGAGCAAAAATGCGGTTAAGAGATCTTCGCGCGTATGCGCGAATCTCCAGCATTTTTGCTTGGAGCCTTCTTCTTCGGGGTTACTAGGGGCGAGCAGCCCCTAGTTCGTGCCTCCCGCGCTTCGAAAGTAGCGGGTGCTTTTCTGGTTCTCTTTTGGCACGCAAAAGAGAACATTCCCCTTAGTTTGCCTCAGCCGTTGCGCTGTACCGTGCGCTGCAGCTCTCAATGCGCACCATGTACTGCTCCACCAGGCGCTCAGCGGTCTTGTGTGCCTTCCAGCCCACAGATGCGCGCTGGTTCAGGGGGTCGTCACCATAGCCCAGCTGCTTCACGATGTGCTCCAGGCCGCCGCCCTCGATCTCGGTGGAACCGTAGGCGTGGGCACCCAGGATCAGAGTGCTGAACACGGCCAGACCCGCCGGGCAGCCGGTGCCCTTCCAGATCTTTGCCTCGCTGGTCTCCACAAAGCGCACACCATGCAGCGTGCCGATCTCGCCGTTGTAGATCTCGTCCGGCTGTGCGTACTTGTGCACATCGATCCAGTCCGGGTCGCGGCGCAGTTCATAGGCCACATAAGGGTGGATGATGCCCACAAAGCTGGTGCCGATGGGGTCAGCGTTCATGGCCTTCAGCTGGGTGGCCGCACGGGCGATCAGGTCGCTGGTCAGCTGGCAGGTCGCGTCCAGGGTAGCGCGGCTGGTCACAGGGGTCTCCGCGCCGCCCTCGCCGATCTTGGGCGCATAGATCACGTTGGTGCCGCCCGCCAGCACATCACGCACGATGGTGTCCAGGGTGCGGCCCGCCTGGCTGGCAATGATCTTGGTTGCCTGCACGATGTTGTTGTCAATTGCAGTCAGCTGCAGCGTGTCGGTAATGGGTACCCAGCCGCCGTACTGCTTGACTTCAGCGGTAACGGTGGAAACGTTCATGGTCTGGCCGTCCGGGGTCACACCCTCGGTCAGCGGAGTGGTGGCCTTGGGCAGGCTGTCATACTTGCGGAACTCGATGTTCTTGCCGCCGTTGGCCGGAATGGGATACGGGTCGCCGAACTGGTCATGCACCAGGGCAGGCTCTGCCTGGTCGATCAGGCGCTTCTCGTAAAAGGTTTTCATCTCGGCACTCATGCCGGATGCGCTGGTGGCGTTCTGGTTCTGGGTGCTGGCCGTTGCAAACATCTGCAGATCCAGCTTCATGGTCTTGTCTTTCATAGCTTCCTCCTGTTAAAGTGTAATAACTTCACCCCGCATGACCCGCTTCTCCATCTCTTCCATTTCCTTGCGGCTCATGTGGGATACGTCGATCTTGGTCTGCACCGCGCCGCCGGGGCGGGTGCCATTCTCGCCGGGCCGGGCGTTGCGCTGCTGCATCCGGTTCACCACGCCCTGCTCCACCTGCCGGGCCGTGGCGGCCTGCTGCTGTTTCAGGATGTGATCAAAGTAGGCGCTGCGGTAGGCGTTTGTCATAGAAACGCCCGACCGCATCATCTTCTCCACCTCCGGGTTCGCCAGCACCTCAGCCATGTTGAAGTCGGGATACTGGGCTTTCAGCTGCTCCGCTTCCCGGTCCCATCCGGCCTGCAGCTCTGCAATGCGGGCCTGCTGGACACGCTGACGCTCCATCTGCTGGATCATCTGCTGCTGTTCGGTCAGGTGCTTGTTCTGGCTTTCCAGCTTGTCCAGCTCCCGGGCCGTCCTGGTGGAAACGCCCTTCTCCATGGCCAGCTTCTCGTAGTAGGCATCGTCTTTCACCGCGCCGTTCCGCACAGCCTCGGTCAGGGCCACCAGGTCGTTGGCATCCGTGCCGTACTTTTCCTGCAGCGCCTGCATCAGACCCTTCATGGCCGGGCTTGCTTCCAGCCGCCGGGTCGCTTCGGTCACGGCGTTCTGCATCAGCTCCTCGGTCAGGTCGGCATACTCTCCGCGCAGCAGCTCACCAAAGGCTTTCCGCCGCTCCTCCGGGCTCTTGGTCTTGCCTTCGCCCTTCTCCTCGCCGTCCTTGCCCTCGGCTTCGTTCTGGTTCTCTGCCGCTTCCTCGTCCAGCTCAGACTTTTCCTCACTGCCAAGGGCTCCCCCCTCGGGGGAGCTGGCGGCGCTCTGCGCCGACTGAGAGGGTGAGCCCTCTTCCCGGCTGCTCCGCTTCAGCACCCCGCTCCGCCGGGCCAGCCGCTCTTCTGCCGGCCGCAGAGCAGGCTCCTGCACTGCCTGGGCCGCATCCGCAGCACTAGCGGCAGCAGCGGCAGCGCCGCCGTCACCGCAGCCCTCAGCAAAGAGCTGAAGGTTTACCATTTTCTCCTGGCCGTTCTTGCTTTTGTCCTCATAGTGGATGTTTGCCGGATATCTCTCCGCCAGCAGGGCAAGACCCGTCTTTGCAAACTCCATTGCTGTCAGGTCTGTCGGGAATATGCTGCCGGTCAGCTTCACCGAAACACGGGGCCCGGGCAGCTCATTGTAGGCACAGCACTCGGCCTCGTCACAGTCAGCCAGCACATACACCAGCGTCTCCATCAGCATGGATGCACCCGCGCACACGATGTCCTTCCCTCTGGGCGCATAGCCTGCATGGCCGAAAACTTCCAGCCTGCGCACCCGTGCACCAGTGGGCTGGTCGAACTCTACATACTCTGCATGGATCATTCTATCGCTCCTTCTGAAAATCACTTATTCGGATTATTCACGTTCATGGCCCGCTGTGCCGCCTGGGTGGCCAGGCTGTTGCCTCCGCCACCCACCACAGCCCCCAGGCCGTTGGTCGCCGTCTTTGCGGTGGTCTGTCCGCCGCTGCTGCCGCCCGTGGTTCCTGCCGCCTGTGCAGCGGCCCCGGCCATGGCGCTCATGTTGGTGCCGTTCTGCTGGTCAATGATGGC